ATTGTCGCCAGCAATCCGGAGCTGCCGCCCTTCGACAGTTCAATATCCCAGATATAATCAAGGCCGTGATTTTTAACCGGCGTATTATCTGCATTCTTTGGAATACGATGACTGTGCGTATGAGTTTTGCTCGTATCGCCGTGATTGGTCTTTCGCAACGCCACCCACAAGGGCGGTTCTTCGGGATGTAATGAAACGGCATGATGCACCCGCCTGTGGTAGTGCATGATCATATTGTTTATGGCGATGATCCCGATTTTATCGAGGCTGATTAGTTTTTCTAATTTTTGTAAATCATCCCATATACAACGACCACTGCCCAGGACAGCCGCTACACCGGATTCGGTTCCGGCGCATAGGGGCGGTTTTTCGCCTCGCCCCACTATGCCGTTGACTTCCCACATTAGAAGTTATCTTCCCTTCAGGATAATAACTTCGATTGCGCCGGACAGTTCCTCTACGCCAGTCGTGATGATAAAATCACGATCCACTGTGGACTTGTAGCCCAGCCCTATATCTCTTGTGCACGCGGTGAACTGCCCCGCCGTGGTGAACACCGTTGCGGTCATGTAGCGATCCGCATCCCCGGTATCAACCCCGTCAGTCAATCCGATGTCGCCAAGAGTTAAAGTTCCCGCAGAGGATAAATCTGCGCCGTGAATCCAGCCGATCAGATACACTTCACCGGCATACAACTTGCCGACATAAAGCACCGTGCCGACAGCAGCAGAAGCGAAGGTGTAAGATTCATGGATGCACGCAACGCGGCCGTTCCATTCCGGCCCCATGTGCGCGGCGGGTGAAGCCGCCAACGCTTTCGTGTAGTTTGCACCATATACATTAGCCATAATAATTGGCCTCCTTTTGTTTTAAAGTGGCGGTTTAACCAGCCCTGTTATGCGTGATAGCATTTGACTTCGATCACGCCTTTTTCGTCCATACGGGTTGCACCGATGCTCATCCCCAGATAGACCTGTGTCGCCATATTCATATCTCTGCGCGGGCCAACATCGACAATCACGTCAATGCCAATCGCCAGGAGAAGTGAATTTTTTTGGAAAGCGAGGCAGGAAGTTACATAGGTATCTTCGGTTTCCAGTCTTTCCGAGCGGATGAACTTGAAGCCCAGGAAGGTATCGATCTGCCCGTTAACCAACGCTTTGACTGTGTTGTAGTCGGCGCTGGTTGCTTCGGTTACATCCAACAGATCAGCTAACGACTTTGAGTCTAGAACAAAGAAACGATCTTCGTCAGGCACTTCATTGGCGTCGAGTTTCTGTTTTGCGGAAAGGATTTTCGCCAGGGTCAATCCGGTGGATGTGTCCGCGACGCTGCAATTCGTGCTATCGAACGCATAGGACGTGGAGCCGTCCACACCGCCGTAAACAGTCGCCTGTGACACGGCAATAATGGCATCGTCCATCGCCCGGTTCATTGCGTTTTTCGCATTCTGCGCGTAGGCACTTGCCGGATCGGTCAGGACTTTAGCTACGTCCATATTGTCAACCAGGTCTGCCCAGTCGTAATCCTGCAAGGTTACGCGCCTGCGAACGTGCGGAGTGTTGACCAGCGGCGTTGCAGCGTGGCGGGTTGTCCGCTTTACCGCAGCCGTGGCTGATAACTGATCGAAGAAAGCGTTTTTACCTACAACGCCCGATTCGACCCTTACTGCCTGACGCAGACGGCTTTCTTGCTGTTGCATCAGGATTTGAATGTTGGCTGAATACTGCTCAACCATAGCAGTCGTAATTTGAGTGCTCATTTTTGGCCTCCAAAAGTTTTATTTTTTTGGACGGCTACCCGTAAAACGGACCATCGTCAGCAAAACGCTTGCTGGATGCGGCCTGCTTTCGGCGAGCACGGACTCGTTCGAGCTACCCGACTACTACGTTTATTCGCCCGTGGACTCTTTCGAGCTACCCCCGGTTGAACCGGTGGCTAATCCCTTACTCACGGCGGCCGCAGCTTCGGCGGCCTGTTGTGATTCCGAGATTTGCCTTTTATTAACCTCGCCGTATTGTGACACAACCCGGCGCGATTCTTTTTTTGGATCAAAATAATCTGTGTTACTTCCCATGATTGTTACCTCATGTCATATTTATCGGCGTATCGCCGTGTTTCAAAGTCATTAACCGCTGGACTTCGGCCACCGCTGCCGCGTGCTGCGGGTGCGCTTTCGTCCAATACGCTGTGTGCAGAACATTATCCTTGTTGTGCAGGATGTCCTGCAACGCCGCGTTGACATCATCGCCTGACCAGTCAAAGCGTTTCTCTCCAAGTTTTAGCGAATCCTCGCTCATCACCTTGCCGATGTTGTGCATCAACTTGATAAAGTCGAGGTCGTGTTGATTCTTTTCAATCAGCCGATCCATCGCTTCTTTATCACTGGCATATTGAGTCAAAACCTCGTTCGCCAGTTTTAAGCCGCCTTCAAAGGCTTCCTGTGTCGGCCACTCCGCCCGTAGTGCCGCAAGTGTTTCTGCTTCCTGCTGTTTCTTCGCTTCCACCTGGGAGTTGAACCCGGCAATCGTGATCTGATTCCATAAATCATAAATCGCCGCGGCCTGCTTTGGCAGTAAGCCGTTCTGATGGCACAACGTTTTGAATGCCTTCTCTAAATTCTCGTCGTAGTTCATACCTTCCGGCAGCGTAGGCTTTTCCAGCTTGTAACCTTCTGGGTCTTGTGGCCTGCCGAGCTTGTCATACAATGCGTTCCAGGCTTCCGGCGTGTCGAGCTTCCCCTGCGGGATGACTACTTTATCACCGCCGATCATCTTTTGCGCGTTGACGTAGCCTTTCAGCACATCTGAAACAAAATCTTTGGGCGCCTTTCCCAGATGCGGTTTGAAAACAGGATCGTCTTTAAAATCGCCCAATACTTCATTCACGTCGTTAATCGTGTAGCCACCGTCTTGATTGTCCAGGTTGTCCGCCTCTGCGGTTCCCAGATCATTAGGTTCGTCCATAATATTAACCTCCCACTAATTTTGATTTCACTTCATCGCTTAACTGCGACAAAATGTATAAAAGCATATTCTGCTCACCCATGCGAAAAGCCGATTCTACCTGATCGCCCTGAACATAGGTAGTCGCCAGAAAGTGACAACGGATCGCCAAGTCTTTCAGCACTTCAAAGCCATTCTCCGAGCTAAACGTAACGCCGTAGTTTATACGCAACTGCTTTGCCCTCGCATCCGCTTCCTGCTGTATCAATAGCGCGGATTCCTGTCTGTCTTTATCGCTAAATACGTCGCCCATTTACTGCCCCATCATCGCTTCTGCGGGTGATCCTGCTTCCGGCGCCTTGCTCAATCCCGGCATCGCCTTTGACGCTTCCAGAGCCATCGCCGCCTGCTGTTGTTTGGCTGCTTCCTCTGCCCTCTGTTGCCTGATCTGATCGCGAACATCCGGTGGGCGAATGTATTTAATCGGCATTCCGTTCCGCATCGCTGTCCCTATTGCGATCTCGTCAGTGTCAAAGTTATCCAGAACATCCGGCGCAAACTGCGCTATGTTACCGGCAAGGCCGAGCGTAGCGATCGCCGCCCTCGTTTCTGTCTGTTTCATCGCCAGGGCCAGCCTGCCGACATATTCAACTTCCAATCCCTCGCCCAGCAGTTCCTGCGGTGCGGGCATGATAAACCCCGCGCTATAAAGTATCTGGAAGGTAGTGGACAGCATCGGGTCAAACAGCTCTGTCTGCAATCTACTCAACGCCGGGCCTAATAATGTAATCTTTTCCTCGATCAATTCCCTGACTTCCGTAGCTGTTTTGTTTGCGTCGTTACTCTGCGCCAGTAGTAAAAACAAATCTGTATATAAGCCCTTCTCAATGGCTACCCGCCTTTGATTCTCGGCTTCAAACGCCAGCTTTATATCACCGCCGAAATTCATCGGTTGTGGCGGCTCACCCGTTTTATGGTAAATGACCGAGCCGGGAGTCGTCCTGGTCGTGGACAATGCACTTTCCTTTGATGCCAGCAACGGCGGGTCAATGCGTTTCTGCATCGCCCTCATGTCGTCGTAACACATCTGATTTAGCATCTTCACGTCTGGCAGGATGTCCATGCACGGCGAACGGCCATATACTTCGGTCGTGTCTTTTTCCCAACGTGGCACACAATACGGGAATACCTTTAATCCCGATTCTGCCAGTTCATTCTTTGATTCCTTCTCAACGTATCTCACCGCCCACGGCATATTAAGCGTGTCGCGTTTGTTCCAGTCGTAATCTTCCCGCGGATAAACAGCGTGGATGATGTCAAACATTTCATTCAACTTGTTTTCTTTGTATGCTTTCTGAATCTTCTCCGAACACTTATTTCCCCAGTATTGAATGCACTGACGCGCGGAGAATCGAGCCAGCCGGTAAACTGAATCTACCACGCCGTTGGCATCTTCCATGATGCACACGGTCGAGATGTCCAGTGTTTGATAATTGATTGCGTAACGTTTGCCCGGTTCTATATACATACAGCCAGTTCCAGCCCAGCCCAAATCGGTATAGAGTTCGTGCAGTGATTGAGCGGCTCGGCTTGCGTTGATTGCTGACCTCATGCGTTCCGTGGTATCAGATAGCCACCATTTTACAGCCGGACTGTCAGCAAGGTCTTTATTCTTTGTGGTTAAATCAAACCACGGATAAGCCTGACTCGTCAGGTGTCCATACAAACCGTTGGCAAATATCCTCAAAGCCCTAATCGCCGTAGCATCATAAATCTTGCTCATGCGCTTGCCGCCCGGCGTAAGTTGTGTCGTCACATTCTGCCGGCGTGGAACGATGTAATCAGCGATCTCCTGCCAGTGGCTTTTCAGCGTGTCTTTATCGCGCTCCAGTTTGTTGTAGATACTGACAATCTGCTCTGCTTTTAATTTGGCTGCCATAAGCTATACTCCGGTAGTTGTCTGCCCTACTCCACCGCCGAGGAGTCGAGGTTTGCGCAACCGCGCCACGCCCTGATCGCCGCCCGGAGATGAAAATATATTTTGCGTTGCCTGCGGCATTCCGGCCAACAGACGCCTGCGTTCCTCTGCCTTGAATGCGTTGCTTGATGCCACACCCTCGGTCGGTGGGCCCGATGGCTCTGCGATCTTCTTCGGCAATGATTCCTTGCCGTAAGTGTTCGGTGTCACCGGTGGAGGTGCGCTTGGCATATTAGGTTTTGGCGTGAGCATACTTGCGCCTGCTGATAGTGCGCCCCCCACGGCTGCTTTGGCCACCTCTCCCGCAACTGCTCCTAATCCTGCTCCGGCTCCTAGACCCGCGGCTGTCATCCCGCCCGTGCCTACCATTCCCGCCCCTGCGGTTGCTGCCGTTGTCGCTGATGCTGCGGTCAACCCACCTAACATTGAGCCGCCTACCATCGATCCTGTTCCTGCTGCCGCACCTGCCGCCGCTGCACCCCCTGCTGCCGCACCTGCCGCTGACGCCGCGCCTGTTCCAGCCGCTGCCGTGCCGCCTGCTGCCGCGGCTGAGCTCAACGCCCCGTATATTGCGGCTCCGGCCGCTGCTATCCATTCACCCATGACTCACCTCGCGAACACATCGTAATCTGTTGACTGTTTATGCGCATAACTAAACGGGTCATACGCCACGTCCTGCTGCGCCTTTGCCGTGAACGCCCCTTTGATTGGGAAGTTCCGGTAGCAATCCGGATCGGTTATCCTGGCAAGACAATCCAGCATATCGTCATGCGCCGCCACTGGGAAAGCCAGATACTCCTCATTGATAAATGTCTTTGTTAAATCTTCCGTCACGCCCTCGTAATTCGTTTTGATAATCCGGTCGGGAATGAATATCCTGCCCTGCTCAAACAGGGGAATCAGTGACCTGATGCGATCTTCTTTCTTCACTTTGCCACCCAAGGGCGTAATGCCGAATCGGTAATTGTCGCGGTTCATGCGGTCGTTGTAATGCTCAATATCACTGTCCTTGCCGTATTTCTCATAGCCTACAAACTGCGGCCTAAACTCCCGGTGCAGAGAAAACAAAGCATTCGCCCGATCGGTCAGTGACATACGGTCACGCACGATATCGATAATGTAGTAGTTCTGATCTTCGCCTAAGCCGATAACCATGAACACGGTATAGTCAGAGCCTTTCTTCTTCTCGCTGGCCGGATCGCATAGAATCATCTTGTTGAACGTATGGAAGTAATTGCATGGCCAGTAGTGTAGCCAACTTTCCTTGAACCCCTGCACTTCGTCCGCCCGTGGATCGAGCATCATCTGCGCACCATATACGAACGGCCCCATCTCCCTGCGTTTCTGCGCCAGAGCGTCTGGGTGCAATAATACAGACTTGCCGGAAACCTTGCCGTCTTTGGTTGCCGGGTGAACCCGCGGGATCGCCGCCTTGCGATCCATAATCAACTTGTAAGTATCGTTGTAGTGGTAGCGTGTGCCGATATATCTCCTGCGCCCACCATCCACGCCCAAGTTGAGCGACAGTTCCCATGACTGATTGACTTTTGCAATCATGTCGGGAGTCGTGCAGCTCTCGCGCGTCACTACGTCGTCATAGACGCAAAGAGAGAAGTGCTTGGAAACCGGTTGCCCATCTACCAGTCCCCAAGCCTCTACCGTTGCCGCCGCTGGGTTGGATTTACGTTTGACAATGATCCCGTCATCCTCTGACCACTTTGGCGATTCCTTCTGTGGATTTTCCCAGAGAATGTCAGGGAATAAAGTATAAAGTTTTTTATTTGCTTCGAGTTCGCGCTTTATCTGCCGCAGAAATCCTTTGGCAATCGGTCGCGTATGAGAAAAAATCCCGACTGTTATTTCGGGATCAATGAGAATGTCTTGGATTGTTTTGGCGAACGTGATGATCGTTGACTTGTAATGCTCACGAGCCCACAAATCTAAATGCCCGTCGGGCTTGGCTTCCACTTCCCGGACGCGGTCGTATATCCAGTCGCGGTCGCAATCCTCGCGCCCCATGATATAAACAAGCAGAAAGAATAAGTCTTTAAGGCACAGTTCACGCGCCAACGCATTCTTATCCTTCGGCGTTTTAGCTTCGAGCGATAGGTTCTTGTAATTTCGATGCGCGTCTATGCGAGCCAATGGTTTTACCCTTCTCGTATATCCGGTTAAATACTTCCTGCAACTCCGGCGACAGATCATGATTGAAATCAAGATTGCCGCTGACTTCCTGTTTCTCCGGAGCTTTGATTCCCAGCAATCCGATTGCCGTATCAATCGCCTTTAACCGCGGCATCCAGGCAATCTGTTCCGGACCAGAAATGCACCTGCCACGGTCTTTGTCGTAAAAGATTTTGTTTTCGTTCGCGTCCATCGCTTCAACGAGCTTTTTCAAAATCTTCTCAACTTTCAGGCCTTCTTTTTCAGCCTGCTTAAGAACATAAGCGCGGGCAATTTCCGCCGCCGCTTCGCAATCCTTATCGCGTTCTGGATTCGGTTTCTGCTTCATTGGCTATGAGTGTAGAATTATTAGGAAAATATTGGTAGTATGCAAAAGGTGGGTAAAGGGTGGAGTTAAATTATTTTGTGGCTTGCCTTTTAATACGGCTGATGTTTGACCTTGTGACGCCATATTGCTTGGCAATATCTTTATGCTTCCGATTATCAATCTTTATCGCGCAAATATCGCTATCGGTTAATTTTGCGGCTGGCGATTCCTGACCGCGCTTAAACATTCCGTTTTGCCAACCCTTTATGTCCATTGCCGAGGTAGATTCCGACAGAGCCTTTAACCGGCATTGGGGGCCGCAACAAGTAATTACCCCTACCATTGACTGCTTAACAGTGTAAGTCCTCTTACAAATACGGCAGTTTACAGCGACTTGTTTTCTATGAGCAAAACCATTACATTGGGGACTGCAATAATTTGTTACAGCTGCTTTTGTTTCGCACCCCTTACGATAAAAAATATCACCACAGACCGGACAAATTAATTCTATGTTTCCTTTAGACCTATGCAATTTTATTTTATTCCCGATTTGCCGCTCCAGTTTTCCCGGTGCAATGTCCTCAAATCTGCGCAATACATTTGTTTTTCTTTTTATTTTCATGCCCCGCCCCTTTTCTTCCGTTGCATTTCTGAATAGGCTTGAATAAACCGCTCTGCCTCGGAGATTATAAGATACGGTCGGCCTGATGGATAATACCTGATCGGCAGCTTGTAGTTCTTTCGCCAGTAGCGCACTGCGTCCCAGGATGTCAGGCCAAACCGTTCCCTAAAAAACTCAATTATTTCTTTGCGACCGTTAGCGACGAGCGTCATTCTTCTTCTCCATGCAAGTTTAGCCAGTCTGCTTTATCT